TCCGGCTGACGCGGGATGTCGCGCATGGGCGGCCTGCCGTAATCGCGGAACGTCGGCGCTTCGGGATCTACCGCGGGCTCCTTTGTTGGGTCCCAGTCTTCGGGCCTTCCCTCCCCGACGTTGTAGTCGAAGCCCGGGTCGATCCCTGCTAGCACCTTACGCGTCACGCCGTTGCGCTCGTCCTTCCAGAGCACCATTCCGTCGTTGGGTGCTGAGCTCGACGGGGTGAAGCCGTAGCGCACCAGGTCCCGATCGCTGAGCTGCTGCACCTTGCAGCGGCAGCCCAATCCGTTCGGGGGGTAGTGCGTCTTCCACCATGGGTCGTCGAAGCGCAGGATGGTCCCGTGCCAGGCCAGGTGCTCCTTGCGCGTGCGACCGTCGCCCTCGATGGCCACGTAGCGCAGCCACGGCCGCTGGCTGGCGGTGCGCTCGATGCGCTGCCAGCGTCCCGCGGCGTGTGCCATGCGCAGGTTGGTGGAGTAGATCGTCTGCAGTCGCCGAGCTTAGCCGAGCTGCACCGTGCGCACCTCGCCCGTGAGCGGGTCGGTGACGTTCTTTTCTCCCCACCACCCCTTCGCTTGAAGCATGGGGCGCAGCCCCTTGCGGAACTCACCCAGTGACTGCCCCTTCTCGATGGCGTCCGAGACGGCTTGATAGAGGTCAGCCAGTACGTCGAGTTGCGTTGCCTTGGCGACGGTGAACGCCTTGGTGTGCTGCTCTGCCCACAGGTCGCGCCAGTCGAAGCGCGGGGCGAGACCCTTCTGGCGAAACCACGTCAGGGCTTCGTCCGGCGACAGGCCGAAGGGGTCCACCGCGGCCATCAGTCGAGGTCGGCTCCCATGTCGCCGAGGGCCGTGGCTGTGAACATCATGCGCGCCAGGGCCTCGGTGAGCTGGTCAGGGTTGCTGGTGGCGAGCTCGCCCAGCCTGCGACGCGCGTCCTCGAGCGTGCGGCAGTCCGTGAGCAGCTCCTCGATCTGCTCCACCTCGGGGCCCATGACTCGGCGCCACCCGTCGGCAGTGGCGTAGGGAGTCGGAGGCTCCACGGCAGGCTCAGCGAACGACGGTCCCGCGGTCGGCTGCGCCGGCGGCACGTAGTCGTAGTGGTCGCCGTAGGTGTCACGGATGTAGTCGGCGCGCGGGCGATAGCCGATCTGCGTGAGGATGTTGTCGCGCTCGGCGGCGGCCTTCAGGTCCACGGAGTCACCGAAGTCGCGATAGAGGATCGGGACCTTGGCGCCGGGGAAGTTCCACTCGGTGAGCCAGGTGGCAACTGACAGCGTGAAGGACTCGTCGAGCAGGTCCGCGTCGGTCTTGGCTCCCTGCACGAGGACCTTGTGGTGCACCTCGCTCTGAGCCAGCGAGGAGCCGTTGTCCGTGGTCATCGTCTGCAGCAGGATGATCTTGGCGATGGCGCCATCGAGCCGCGCGATGAACTGCTCGAAGTCTCCCCCGCTGGAGCGGATCGCCTGGATGAGCTCGATGTCGACGCCCCTTGGCACCACGATGCGCCCGCCATTGGTGATGCGCCCCAGCATCTCCAGGAGCTTCTTGCGGTCTGGCTCGAGGGTGCCAGGAGGCACGACCGCCTTGGGGGTCGGGTTGGCGAAGCGCTCCAGGAACTGTGACCAGAACTTGAGCCCGTTGCGCTTGAACCACACTGGCCAGTAGAGCGCCGCGCCGAGGCCCGTCCCATAGGGGTCGTCGTCATTCTCTGCGCCGGCGCTGTAGCTCCAGAACTTCTGAGGAGGCAGAGGCTGTGGCTGTCCGTTGCGCTTGATCATCAGCGTGCCGTCAGCCGCTGAGAAGCCGAACCGTGCAGCACGTCGCACCTTGACCCGCTCGAGCAGCACCATGCCGCTCGACTCATCGACGGACCATAGGCACTCGGCGACCCCGAAGCCGTACATCAGGCCGCTCAGCATCTTGAAGCAGGTGCGGTCCCAGCCGATCCGCTTGAGCGTCTCGCGCAGGTGCTCGGCGGCGGCCCGGTCTAGCTCGGAGTTGCCGCCCGGGTCGACCTTCCACTCCCGGGCGATGACCTCAGTGCGACGCTGCCGGAAGCAGGGCTTGACCTGGTCATCATCGAGCAGGCGCTCATAGAGCGTCAGGTCGCCGCCTCCGTGGTTCTTGAGCACCTCGTCGCGCGGTGCCAGCAGCACCCCGGATGAAGAGGTGTCCTCGGCGCTCACCTCCTCAGTCAGGGTGGGAGGCAGCATCCGCATCACGACGGGGCGCGCAAGCTCACGGAGGCGGTCGAACAGAGTCATCGGGTCTTCTTCTTCGTCTTGGTCTTCTTGAGGACGGCTGCGGCTGTCTCTTGGGCGGCCGCGTGGGCGGCGTTGGCTGTGGCCAGCCGCTTGAGATATCGCTCCGGGTCCTTGGACTTCAGGGCCTGCTGTCCAATGCCGATGAGAGCGGTGACGGCGCCGGCTCCAAGGGCCGCGCCAAGCTCCGCCAGGGGGTCGGTCACTGACATTGAACCCACTCCTGTAGGCGGACCTGGTGGCGAGCCTCGATGGCCTTGGCCTCGTCGCACTCGTCGAGGGTCGAGCCGCTGCAGGCCTGGGTCACCTCGGCGATGTAGGAGCCCTCGAGCGCTGCCAGCGCTTCGGGGGAACACGCGGGGCGTTGTTCGGCGCAGGCGGGCAGACCGAGCAGCGGAGCGAGCAGCAACAGAAGCGCCAGCGGTGCCGTGGTCGAGGTGGGTGGGCTGTCAGCGGGTGCCTCAGGAGTCGGGGCGGCGGGCTGGGTTGTGCGAGTGAGCGCCTGCTGGAGTAGTTCAGCCAGGCGCGCCAGTAGCGCCTGCGTCTCAGGCGAGATGGCGGTGGAGCGTTGTGCGTGGGCCCTGTCGATGAGCCCCTGGACGAGCACATACAGGCCACTGAGTGCACCGATGACAATGAGCGAGACCCGGCTGGGGTCGATGCCATCGGCGGGCCCGGCCCCGAGCAGCACGGCGCCCAGGGTGAACAGGGTGATCCAGAGCTTTCTGGATGCGAGCTTGCGGAGTAGTTCGGTCATGGTCTTTCAGTTGAAGTCGGGGCGCGGGATTGCGCCGCCGAAGGCGTCTTGGCTGACGCCGCCGCCGGCGACGTCGAAGGTGAGAGGGCCTGAGTCGAGCTCGGTGGACGCAAACAGCGCCATGGCAGCAGCCACCGCGGCGTCACTGTGTCGCTGTCCGGTGGGAGACTGCCGCGCTCGCTCGGGCGGGCGGGCGACGCCGCGCACGATCTCCAGCGCGTGGAAGTCCCCGATGACGTCAGCGTCCTTGGGCAGCGTGAACGTGCCGTCCTCGAGCCCCGCCTTGAGCTTGGGCATGTGCTCGCGGTACCAACCCTCGGAGAGCATCACCTCGGCGACGCGCTCGGCGCCGTATCGCTGGCGGGTAACCTCGGCCAGGTACTGACCGTTGCCACGAGCATCGAGCGCGATCCCCGAGCAGTTCGGCAGGTGGTCGACCAGGAAGTTGAGCACCTGCTCCTGTTCGCGGAATGGCACGTTGCGCAGCTCGACCACCAGCGGCGTCACGCGCGTCAGGTCCTGGGCGACCAGGACGGGCCACAGCACGGTGAGGTCACCGGAGCGACCGAAGTCCTCTCCGAGAGCCGAGCTCGACGCCCGCAGTCCGTCCAGGCGTGGCAGCAGCTCGTCGGTGCACCACTGCAGGCACGCCAGGTGACGCCCCTCGTCACCGAGGTCGACGAAGGCGTCGTTGCACGTCCACCGCAGCACAGGCACGTCGGTGGCCCTGCCCTCCAGCAGGGTGCGCGCCAGGTAGCGGCCTCCACTCTGGCGAGGCACGCAGTCGAGCTCCTCGGCGGCGCCGTCCCCGTAGAACTCGCGGATCTCCTCGACCCAGGCCTGCTCTGCCTCTGGCGACCACTGCCTGCGGGTGCGCAGGCAGATGCGTTGGAACAGCCCTTCCTTGAGGGCGTCGTCGAAGGTGACGCGCAGCAGGGCCGCCTTCTTGAGTCGCCCAGCGCGCACATCCCCGACAAGCTGGTTGAAGGGGTTGTGCGCGCCGTCATGGGTCGAGATGATGAGCACCTTGCCGCCCCACATCAGCAGGGCCATGGCGGCCTTGAGCAGCTCGGCCAGGTCGTCGTGGAAGGCGGCCTCGTCGATGATGACGTAGCCCTGCTTGCCACGCAGGGTGCGGGGGCGGCTACAGAGCGCCACGATCTCGAAGCCGGAGGCGAAGCGGATGCGGAAGGCCTGGATGTCCCTGTCAGGTCCGCCTTGCTCCTGGTCCTTGAACAGGAACTCCTCGACCTCGACGGCGACGTGCAGGAACTCCCTGGCCCACATGGCGCAATCGTCGATGAAGCCCCGAGTCATGTCCTTGTTGAACCCGAGGTAGAACGAGTGCATCCCGCCCTTGTCGGCGGTCACGGCGCTGCGCAGCACCGCATCGGCAGCGATGGCCCAGGAGGCACCGATGCGGCGCGACTTCTCCACCACCGTAACCTGGTGGGTCGCCACCAGGTCGATGAGTTGCTGCTGGTAGGGCAGCAGCACCGATGGCAGAGCCTCCTCGGTCACCAGGGCACCCTATCGAGCAGCATGGTCCACGTGGCGGCGTCCACGATGCCAGTGGTCGGCATCGCCGCGAGCTTCTGGCGACGCTTGACGGCTGTCTCGGTGGCGGCGTCGAAGTCGCCGGACACCTGCGCCTGCAGCAGTTGCTGCAGCTCCCGCACGTAGGGGCTCCTGTGGCCACGGCGCAGCACGGGGCGACCGCCAGGCCCTGGGCCAATCGAGCGCAGGTAGGCCTCGAGGCTCTGGGGTGGCACCAGGCCTCCGGACTGCTCAGCCAGTCGCAGCGCGTCGCCGAGCGGCAGCACTCGCTGCAGCTTGCGGCTCCCAATCAGCCCCCGCACGAAGGGGCGATTGCGCCGCGCGCCGCCCGGCTGCCCGTAGTCGGCGGTGAGCAGCTCGTGGCCACGGTGCTCTCGCACCACGAGCGCGTGGGCGTCCTTGCCCTGCGGGTCATTGTAGATGACCAGGATGTCGCCGGGCTCATAGTGCTCCCCCTCGATGGGTCCGCGCGACGCGGGGCAGCTCACCAGCCGCCAGATGTTGGCGCCCATCTTCCACCCGGTGGCACTCTCAGCGCGGTTGACCCACGAGCAGCGCACCCCGAGCCGGAACAGGAGCCAGTGTGCCAGATCCCCGCAAGAGCTGTAGCCCTTGCCGAAGTCGCGTTCCTCGGTGATGGCGATGTAGAGCGGATCGGTCTCGCTGCGTCCCCGATCGGCGTCGGTGGCCAGATCGAGGTAGGCCAGAGCGAGCTGGCGCAGGTCGGACAGAGACGTCATGAGTTCTCCTTCACGCCGAGGATGCGGGCCTTGATGGTCTCGATGGTGGACGTCGACAGGCCGGCGGCGACGGCTGCTGACTCGGCGGCGGCAGCCGCATCGGCGATGGCGCGCTCGCGCACCTTGGTGCTCGACTCGATGTTGAGCTTCAGCGCGCTCTGCAGGTCGCGGGCCGCGCCGCACATCATGGCGACGTGCTTGGGGTCGAGCTCCGACTCAGATCCTACCTGCAGGCGCGCCCGCAGCAGCAGCGCCTGCAGTGACTCGATGACCATGCGCCCGGCATCGTCGGGGGTATCGGCCAGCTCCTTGCCGATGGCGTTGGCCATCTCGCGCGTGAGCCTCATGTCGGCGGTGACGTGCTCGAAGTACTGCGAGTAGCGCCCCACGGCGGACTTGGAGACGTCGGCCCCGAGCTTGCGCAGGTGTCCGGTGACCTCACGGATGGTGTGGCGGTTGTCGGCCAGCAGCCGATCGAGCTCGGCCTTGATGGCCGGGTCGAGGTCGCGCAGCGGTCGGCGCTTACCCACGTGCCACGCCCCCTGGTGAGGGGCGCTTGACGCCCGGGTGCTTGGCGCGTCCGGTGGCTACGTCGGCGCCACGCTCGGTGAGGGTGACCACGATGATGCGGCCGCCCACGGTCTCACTGGTGACCAGCCCCTGCTCGTCGAGCCAGGCCAGCTCGGTGCGGACCACGTCACGGGACACGCGGTGCCCAAACTCCTCGAGCGCCGTCTGCAGCACCGACTCGTTGAGCGAGCCCCCCGTCTGCTCGAGGATGCGCAGCACCACCAAGCGACGGTCGGAGCTCAGCAGGTCCGACAGCGTCATTGGCCCACCACCCTCCGCTCGCGCTCGTGCTCACTGAACCACTCCTCGTGCAGCTCCAGCCGGTGGCTCAGGGCGTCAATCGACCGGACCGCCGAGGCCATCTCCACCGCCAGCCGCTGGGTGGCCGCTGTCAGCTCGGCGATCTCGCGTGCCGTCGGCAGGTGCTTGATGCGCTCCTCGATGATCGCCACCTCGCGCTCGGTCGAGGTGCATCGGTCGTCGAGTCCCTTGCGGATGGCGGCGATCCAGGCGTAGACGCCGATGGCGCAAGTGAGCAGGGTGGCGAGGAGAGGCCAGAGGATGTTCACGCCAGCGAGTGTGGCGTGCGCTGGCCTCTCTCAGCTATGCGGCACAGGCCCACGTCCAGGACATGGGGAGCCGCGATCGGGTCAGGTGCCGGTGCGCTCGGGAGGAAGGTCGGCGAAGGGGAAGCGAGTCTGCCGCGGATCTACCTGGGGCGGCAGCAACTCTACCACACGACGCACGTAGCGCTGCGTGCAACCGACTGCGCGGGCGATGACGCGCTGCCGGTAGCCCTGCTCCCACATTGCCATGATGCGGCCCTTCTTGAGGTGCGCGTACACGTCACGAGGTACAGCCAGCCGCATGCCGCCGTGGGAGATGGCGAGCTTTGAGGCGCGCGAGGCACCGAGCAGCTCGGTGAGCGGGTGAGCCTCGGGGATGCTCAGCGGGATGTAGTACTCGAGGCCACCCAGCTCCTCGACCATGAGCAGCGCTCCCTCGACGCCGATGGCCTTGGCGATCGAGCGCATCGCCGGAGGCCACTCCTCGAGCCGGTGCATCGTGAGCGAGGGAGGCGCGTCAGGCATGGGCCCCTCGCTGCAGCATGGCCGCAAGTCGGCAGCTCGGCGGGTACTCAGGGGCGCCGTAGTCGATGACGGTGGCGTCGCGCTCGGCGCGCAGGTCCTCGATGGATCCCTCGTACAGGTTGACCAGGTTGGGACGCCCAGTGAGCGCTCCGACTTGGGTGTTGGCTGCCGCAATAAGCGGAAGGTTATGGGCGCGGTCGTGGTCGATGGCGGAGCGGCTGTGCACGTCCGCGAGCGAGCCGGAGCCGCCACCGCGCTCGTAGGGGCCCACCCTGTACTGGTGCAGCGACCACGGGACGCCCAGGGGAGTGACGGGCTCGCGCCCAGCGCCGCACCAGGCGGCGAGCCACAGGGGCAGCTCCCTGAGCCACTCAGGGGAGCCGAGCAGCGCGAAGTCGCCGAGGTTGAGGTACAGGCCACAGCTCCCCCACGTCGCGGCCATCCGCTGGGTGACGGCGCGCAGCTTCGGCTGCCACTGGGCACAGGCCTGCAGCCACCCAGAGCCCACCGGCACCGCCTCGACGTCCACGAAGGGGATGATGTCACCCGCGCAGAGCCCGCACCGATCGGCGACTCGGTTGAAGGCGTCCGCCTGGGTCGTCGAGGGCGCGTCGGGCGTGAAGAAGTGATACAGCCCGACGCGCGCCCCGAGCGAGCGGCCCCGCTGCACGTGCTCGGTCGCCCTGCGGTCGATGGCCGCGCCGTGGCTGGCCCGCGCGATGACGAAGTCGACGCCCTCGGGAATGGCCTCGGGCTGCTGCCAGCTCGACACGTCGACGCCCCACAGCTCAGTCATGCGCCCTCCTGGGGCGGAGCCGTGTCCGCGGTCTCGAGCTCATGTCGACGCTGCATGGCCTTGAGCGCCTCGATGACGATGGTGGCTTCCTCGGGGGTTAGCCACTCCGGGTCGCTGCAGCCGGTCATGCGCTTGACGAACGCCCTGCAGGCGTTGCGGCCACCCTGGCGGATGATGCCCTCGTGACGCAGGGCGGCCCACAGGGCCCAGACCTTGCGCACGTGGCCCTTGCTGCTCGGACGCCACGCGGCGCCGCCCCCGCTCTTGCCACCCTGCCAGCCGCGCCCGCGCATGTGGTCGAGTACTCGGGTGATCTCCGGGATGGTCATCAGGGCCGCAGAGTCCTTGCCCGTGACCATCTCGAGCATGAGGTGATAGGTGTCCTCGTCGAGGCCGAGCTCGCGCTTGCCGGCGTGCAGCGCGGCCAGCAAGGACCTGCGGCGGCCCGGGTCGGTGCCGGCGGGGATCATGCGACCTCCTTGGCTCCCTCTGAGGTGACCTCGGCTCCGCAGGCGGCGTAGCCGGCGACGTCCACCCACGAGTCGAGGTGACGGGGGTTGTGCATCAGCCTGGCGAGCTTGAGCGCGATCATGCACTGGGCGACCTGGGCCGGCGTGACCTCGACCTGCAGCAGAGTCGACCACAGCGCAGCGATGCGAGTCAGCCCCATGCCGGGGCCGCCGTGTCGATCGTCGCTGCCGGCGGCCTGTGCCGCCAGCTCCAGGAGCATGGCCCGGGTGGCGTAGGGTTGCGACCGCTCAGCGCGCTGGCTGACGGCTGGGGCGTCGTCCTCGGGAGGCACCGTGTCGCCGTGCTCCACCTCGAAGGCATCGAGCGCGGCAGCTCCCTCGTCGGTGAGCTCGACGCGGGCATCCTCGACGACCTCCTCGGGCAGCGACGCGTCGAGCGCCGCCAGGGCACGCCGTCCCAAGGCGATGATGTAGTCGAGCAGCATCACCAGGTGCTTGCGGTCGTCGATGGTGAGGGTGTCGCGCGCCTCGCGGCTGGCGATGACGAGGGCGTCGAGATCGTCGGAGACTCGGTGGTACTGGTGCTTGGTCATGACTGGGACTCCCTGGCGTTGGTGATGTCGAGGGGGACGGCGAGCCACTGGTCGCTGTCGACCGAGGCGCGCTCGTAGAAGCGGACGTAGACGGAGGTGCCGACGACCTGCAGCGAGTCGGAGATGGCGCGCATGGCCTGCAGCCACTTGGGGTCGTCGATGTCGAGGCGACGCAGGCCGAGGACTCGCTCGGTGCTGACCTTGCCGGCCTTGTCGACCTGAAACGCGTGAGTGACCAGGGCTTGGATGTTGGCGTTGGCCCCGGCGCTCCACTCGTGCACGCACTCGTCGATGAGCTGCTTGGCTGCCTGCAGTCGCTCATCAAAGACGATGTGGTCGGCGATCTGACGGGTGATCTTGAGACGCCCGTCGTAGCTCATCAGGGTGAGGTTGCCCTTGGCGCCCCCGACGTGGGCGTCGTACTGCTCGGCACTCAGGGTGACGAAGGCCTCGATGTCGCGCAGCATCCGCCGCCGGAAGCCGGCGAGCGTGACGCTGAGGGCCCTGGCGTCGTCGTGCAGCGCGCGGACGAGCTGGTCGCGCAGCAGGTCGACGGGCTTGACCTTGGAGATGGGGACCAGCCTCCCCTGGGCATCGGTGAGAAAGTCGTCGTGAGTGGCGGTGGCGGTCATGCGTCTGCTCCCAGGTTGTCGGCGGCCGCGCGCAGGCGGCCGAAGGTGAGCTTGTGGGTGCCGGCTCCGGCGAGGCGCAGTACCTTGGTGACGCTGCGCAGCGCTCCGGGCCTGGAGGCGATGCGCTCGAGCAGCGCCAGGCTGTCCTCGTCGGTGACCTTCCAGTGCTTGGCGATAGCCGCGACGTCGGCGGCCGAGGGCTTGCGCACCATGAGACGCATCCCGATGCGGGAGTGGATCTGAGCGAAGGACGCGGCCCGGTTGCCGGTCAGGCGTGCGTAGCTGGTCTCGTTGCCCACCAGCGCCAGGCCCACCTTGGTGGCGTCGTGGATGCTCCTGAGCTCCTCGATGGCTCCGGTGGTCAGGTGCTGCGCCTCGTCGATGACGATGAGGCTCTGGGTGTCGCGCACCTTGGCGCGGATCTGCCGAGCGATGCGGCGGGCGCCACCGACGGGGTCACTGATGCCGAGGGCCTCGGCGACCTCCTCGAGCGCGGGCACGACCGAGGCGGTGGCCGGCGTGGCGGTGGCGATGAAGACGCCCTCGTACTGCTGCCGAAACCAGTGGATCGTGCGGGTCTTGCCGACGCCGGGGCCGCCGTAGACGCTGACCATGTCGCGGTAGGCCTGGGCATAGGCCAGCGCCGAGGCGATGCGCTCGGCGGTGGCCGTCTGCACGAAGACCTCCCGGTCGGAGGTCGACAGGCTCTTGCGGCGCAGCTCGCGCTGGCCCATCCACTCGACCACCGCGGTCTCGAGCGCCTCCTGGGACTCGACCTTGGCGCCGCCGAGCCAGCGGTTGACCGTGGCTGAGGTCAGGTCCAGTGCCTCAGCGAGCTGGCGCTGGCTGAGGCCATCCTCGGTGAGGATGAGGGCGACGCGCTCGGGCAGCGTGAGCTCGGGAGCGTGGACCTGTGCCGCCGGGGTAGCGGATGGCACGACAGTGAGTGAGGGCTTATTGTTGTCTTGCTGGTTGTTCATGGGGACCTCGCCCGGGGCTGCGAAAGTGGCCCCGGGCACTTTTTGTTGGGGGTTAGTCGTCGGACCGACGACGGGGTGTGAGGCCTGCGAGCAGTGGCCGACCGATGTCGACCACGAAGTCTTCCTGTCCCACCGCGCGGGCGAGCTCGGGCTCGGTGGGCGTCACGGTGATGGGCTGCGGCTCGGGCGGAGCATTGCGTCCGGCACGCGGCACCAGGGTCACCACGGGCGCGGGCTGGGGCTCGGTCCAGTGCACGCCCTGCGCCTGCAGGTGGAGGGCGGTCAGGGTCGCCGCGTCGAACTCCGCCTCCGCCTCGGCGGCCTTCTTGGTCGCCTTGAGGAAGGCTGCGCGCTTGCGGGCGTGGTCCTTGGCGGCGGTGGTGTCGTTGAAGCCGGTGCGTTCGATGAGCTCGGCGTGCAGCAGGTACTGCCCGGCGGGCGTGTAGAGGTAGACGCCCTTGGTGACGTCGTCGGCATCGAAGCGCAGGACGAGCTGCTGGCCCTTGAGCTGCTCGCAACCCTCGCCCCAGAATCGGTTACCCAGCAGGCGCACGCTGCCGTCGGTGCGGCTGCAGGTGACCTGTTCCGAGTCGAGGAACAGGATCCGCCGCTGAGACTCGCTGAGCTTGCGGGGTGCGCTCAGCGCCAGGCTGCCCTCGAAGGCCTGGTCGTAGGACAGCTCGCCTCCGCAGACCAGCGTGCGCCGATGGGGGAGCGCGTTGTAGGCGGCGATCTGCGCGGCGGCCACGGCCAGGAACTGCTCGAGGTCGACGGCGTGCTTGTCGTCGTA